GGGAAACTGTATGACCCGGAGATGATCTGGCACGAAAAGCAGTACACAAGCTCGGGCCTGTACGTCGGCCTGTCGCCGGTCGCCTACGCCGCCTGGTCGCTGGGCCTGTACCTGAATGTGCAGGAGTTCGCGACGAACTGGTTTGCCCAGGGCGGCATCCCCAAGGCCCGGCTAAAGAACACGGCCAAGGTGATCCCGCCGGGGCAGACGGCGGTGATCAAGGAGGCGTGGCGGGCGTCGATCTCGGCCGGTGAGCCGTTCGTCCATGGCAGCGACTGGGACTACGAACTGATGCAAGCCCAGGAAGCATCGGCGGACTGGCTTGACGCGATGGCCGCCACCGTCCCCGACGTGGCCCGGTTCATGAATGTGCCGGTGGACATGATCGACGGCACCCCGACCGGGGCCCGCACCGGCCGCACCGACCTGACGTATGCCAACATCGGGCAGCGCAACGCGCAGTTCCTGGTGCTGCACCTGTCCCCGGCGCTGGTCCGCCGGGAACGGAAGTGGTCGGCGGGGCTGCTGCCGGCCCGGCAGTTCTGCCAGTTCGTGCCCGACGAACTGTTCCGCATGGACCCGATGGCCAAGGCCCTGTTTCAGCGGGCCAGGATCGACGCGCGCACCCTCGCCCCGTCCGAGGCCCGCGAGGACTGGGGACTGCCGGCGCTCACCGCGGCGCAGGTCGCCGAGTTCGACCATTTCTGGCCGCCGGTGGGGAACGTGCAAGGCGAGGGGCCGTACCCGGAAGGTTCCGGCCCGGGGGAGGACCCGTCCGAGGACCCGACCGACCCGATCGACCCCGGCGGCGACCAATCGGCGTCGCTGGGCAACCCGTTCACCGCCCGGGAGCTTCCCGGCCGGCGCCGGCTGGCCATCGGGGCCGGCCGCTAAACGAAGGAAAGGACTGTCATGGCCGGAACCCCTCCCGAGGCGGGACGCGCCGAGCACTTCGCCGAGGACGCCGCCGGGCTGCGCGCAGCCGGCGCCCAGGCCCGCGCCGATCACATGCCCGGCCGCCGGGGCAAGCCTGACGACGGCGCGCGGATGGCGACGTTCCGCGCCCAGTTCCGGCACGAGCCGGTGGTCGTCGCCGGGAAGGAACTGCGGCGCCTCGACGGGTACGCCAGCGTCGTCGAGCAGCCGTATTCGATGTGGGACATGTGGGGCGAGTACACCGAGGAGATCGCCGCGACGGCGTTCGACGCGACCCTCGCCGCCGGCCCCGACGTGGCGTTCCTGACCAACCACCGGGGCGTGACGATGGCCCGCACCAAGGGCGGGACCCCGACGCTGACCCTCGACGCCGACCCGCGCGGCCTGCACATGGAAGCCCTGGTGAACCCGGCCCGCACCGACGTGCGGGATCTGCTGACCGCGATCGACGACGAGAACATCACCGAGATGTCGTTCGCGTTCATGATCCTCGACTGGGAATGGAACGAGGATTACGACCAGTGCCGGATCAACTCGGTGGACCTGGACCGGGGCGACGTGTCGGCGGTGAACTTCGGCGCCAACCCGTACACGTCGATCGCGGCCCGGTCGCAGGAGGTCATGGGCCTGCTGCCGCACCTGCCCGACGGGGTCGCCCGCGCCGCCATGAGCACCCTCGGCCGGCAACTGGGCATCCCCGTCCACACGATCGAGCGGCTGTCCACCCAGGCCGCGCAGGCGCGTGCCGCAGCGGACCCGGACCCGGTCGAGGCCGCGTCCCGGGGCCGGTCGGTGGCGCTGGTTGAGCGGCTGCTCGACCTCGACTGACCGGTCCGCCCGGTCGGGCTCGCGGCGCGGCGGTGCTGTCCTGCCGCGCCGCGAGCTATGTATGATCAGCGACTAGGAACTGCCGGCGCCGGCAATCAGACCGGCGGCATGTGGCAATCAGACCTCTCCGGTGTCCTGTACGGCGCCGCACGGCCGGCTATCAGACCGGCGATCTGGGCGGCGAGTCCACGGCATCCCAGCACACCCGAGAGGCACAGTCATGCCGGTATTCGTCGATGACCTGATCAACGGCATCGAAGTCGAGCTTGAGCAGGCGCAGCGGCAGCGCGACAAGGCGCAGCACGAGATCAAGATCATCCTTGAAAGGTCCCGGCAGGCGGGTGAGGCGACCCTGTCCGCCGAGGACGACCAGCGGGTCGAGGACCTGTTCCGGTCGCGGGACAAGCTCAAGGCCGACATCCGGGGCATCGAGAACCGGCTCAACCAGGCCAAGCGGGCCAAGGCCGAGGAACTTGAGGCCGCCGAGATCCAGGCCGAGCGCGACGCGAACCCGGCCGCGGTGCGGGTGATGCCCGCCGACCGCAGGAACACTGACCGGGCCGCGTCGGTGTCCGTGGGCCGCAACGAGCGCACCTACCGCCCGGACACTGACAAGAAGGGCGTCCGGTTCCTGTCCGACGTCACCCGGGCCATGATCTTCAACGACCCGGAGGCGGCGAACCGGCTCGCCTCGCACATGGCCGAGGAAAGGATCGAGCGCGGCGACAAGCTGATGCGCGCCGCCGGCGACTCGACGACCGCGAACTGGGCCGGCCTGACCGTCCCCCAGTACCTCACCGACATGTACGCGCCGGCCGTGGCCGCGATGCGGCCGTTCGCCGACATCTGCAACCACCACGACCTCCCCGCCAACGGGATGACGGTCAACATTTCCCTGGTCACGACCCCGTCGGCCGTCGGGTTGCAGGCGTCCGAGCTTCCCGCCGGCGTCACCGCCCAGTCGATCGACGACACGCTGCTGACCGAGAACGTGCAGACCGCCGCCGGGCAGGTCACCCTGTCCCGCCAGGCGATCGACCGGGGCACCGGCATCGAGGAAGTCACGATGCAGGACCTGTTCCGCCGGTACGCCACCAACCTCGACTCGACGCTGATCAACCAGGCCACGACCGGCCTGTCGGCGCTGGCGGTGGCCAACAACTTCACGACCACGTACAACGTGCAGAACTTCTACTCCAAGATCATGGGCGCGGCGGCCGGGGTCGAGGCGGCGCTGCTCGCCCAGGCCAATCCGACGCATGTGATCATGTACTCGACGCGGTGGTGGAACCTGGCCGCGCAGGTGTCGGCAAACTTCCCGTTCATCAACGTCATGGGCGCGGCGATGCCGTGGCAGGGCGGCGCGATGGACCCGAACAGCACCTACCAGACCGGGATCCGTGGCCGGCTCCCGTCGGGGCTGCTGGTGGTGTCCGACAACAACGTGCCGAACAACCTGGGCGCCTCCACCAACCAGGACGAGGTCTACGTCGTCGCCAGCGACGAATGCCACCTGTGGGAGGACCCCGACGCCCCGGTGTTCATCCGCGCCGAGCAGCCCAAGGCCGCCCAGCTTGGCGTCCTGCTGGTCCTGTACGGGTACTTCGCCTACAGCTTCCGGCGGTACGCCTCGGCGGTCCAGAAGGTCTCGGGCACCAGCCTGACGACCCCGTCGTTCTGACCCGGTAACAATTAGGGGCCGAGGGGTCGCGGTGCTCGTCGTCCGGGCGTGGCCGGATCACCCGCCGGCCGGCCGTCCGCACATCGTGGACGGCTGGCCGAGGGTGCCGGTCGACGACTACGACTACCGGGCACTGGCCAGCGTCGGCGAGAACGTCATCTCAATGGACTGGGACACCGCCTGCTCGGCCGAGGACCTGCGGCACTTCGCCGCGCAGGCGGCCGAGCAGCCGGCCGAGATCCTCGTCGCCCCCGTCCGCACCTACTACGGCCCCACACCAGGGCAGTGGAACCTCGCCACGATCGACGGGACCATCCTGCCGACCGGGGCACCCGTGGCCGACGTCTTCGGATTCGGCCTGGTCTACCTGCCGCGCGCCCGGCTCGCCGCGTTCACCGCGGCGAACCCGGGGGCCCGGCTGATCGACCCGGTGTTCTCTAGCTGGCACTACGAGACCACCGGCAGGGGGGTGCGGGTGTGCTGGTCGGTGCGGCCGGTGCACCTGCACTACCCCGACGCCATCAGCGGTCGCCTGACGATGGGAGAGGCCCGTGCCGCTTGACAGGGACGAACGTGACAAGATCCGCGACCGGTACGCCGACGACGGCCGGCGCGGCCAGGTCGAGCAGGCCGCCTCGGCGTACCTGACGGCCCGCGAGCTAGGGCAGGTGACCGCGATGGACGACGCACGGAACCGGATGGCCGCGCTCGGGTATGAGTCCGACGCCGCCGCCAAGGACCGGAAGGCCCAGGCCGCCGAGGACCGCAAGCAGGCCGCCGCCGACACGCCGGACAAGGGCGAGCCCAAGGGCAAGGGGCCGGCGCCGGCGCAGACCGGGACCCGGGGCCGCGCCACCAGGGGCGGCTGACATGTACACGGTCACCTGCCCGCAGTCGGGGCTGTCGGCGGTGGTGTCGTGCGGCTGCCACCTGGTGGGCCACCCGGTGGCCGAGACCGGCGAGCATCACGCCCGGTGCCAGATGGCGAACTTGACGTCGAACCTGGCCTGCCCGCCCGCGTCCGGGTGCTGCCAGGAGGACCACGACCACGAGGCGGCGGCGAACGCGTGCCCCGGCGGTCACGGCGACTGCCCCGACCCGGGATCGTGCGCGCTGCACGCGTCGGTGCGGGCGCACTACCGGGCCACCCTCGACGCCCACCGGGCCCATGTCGAGGCCGGCGGCCAGGACCGGCACGCGATCGAGGACCTGGCCGAGCCGCCGCCCTCGTGCCCCGGCGGGCACTGCCATGTGGCCCTGCCCGACTGCACCGTATGCCACCCGGTGATCATCACAGCCGGGATCGGGACCGCGGTACTGCGGCCGGTGGCTGCGGCATGAGGGGCGCATGGGCGGCGGCCCGGCTGATCCTCGCGTGGGCGCTGTTCCTGGCGTTCGCCGCCCTGGACCAGACCCAGGCGCAAAAGGTCATGACCTACCTGACGACCTCGACCGCGCCGGCCGCCCTGACAACCGGGTTCCGCATCCGCCTGGACTCGGGCACCGCGACCGCGTCGGCGGCCGGGACCGAGATCACCGGCACCGGGTACACCGCCGGCGGGCAGACCTCGACGGCGCCGTTCTTCACCACGGCGACCACCGCCTCCCCGTCGGTCACGACGTGCCCGCACACGGCCGTGCTGTCGTGGACCAACGGCTCGGGCGGGAACTGGTCGATCCAGTCCCTCGACGTGAACGACGGCGCCGGCTCCCCGATCCGCACCATGTTCGGCAACTGGAATGGCGCCCCTGTGGTCGTCGCCAACGGCAACACATTCCAGGTCGCCCTCGACGCGATCTCGGCGCAGGGGTCCTGACCGGTGGGCGTCCTGTGGACCTACCCGCCGTCTGAGGGGGGCCTGGCGCGGGCGGCCGGCGCGGCGGTCACCGCCGCCGCGCTGACCGCCGGGACGCCCACGCCGCCGCCGATCCTGCCCAGGATCAACCTGCCCGGGGCCAAGCTGCTCGTCGAGGCCGACCTGGAAATGACCTCCACGTCGGCGACGCCGACGCTGACGATCGGCCTGTACCTGGGCGCGGTCGGCGGGGCGATCGGCTCGGCGACCGTCCTGCTGGTCTCGGCGGCGAACGCCCTGTCAGCGTCGGCGGCGGCGTGGCCGATCAAGCTCCGCTACCGGGGCCGGTTCCAAGACATCGGCACGGCGGTGACGATGCAGGGAACCGCCGAACTGCTCTACTCCACGTCGCTGACCGCCTGGACCTCGACGCCGCTGCCGCAAACAGCCGCCGCCCGGGTCACCGCGGCGACGATCAACACCGAGCAGAACAACCAGCTAGACGTCGGCATCACCCTGTCAGCGACGACCGGCTCGCCGTCGGTCACGGTCACGGACCTGCACGCGATCTTGTCCGGCTGACCCGGGAGGGCGGCCCCGGTGATCATCCGCACGGTTCAGGCCGGCGCCGGCGGTACGACCACGAGCAGCACCCGCGCCCCCGGCGTGCCGGCGGGGACCGCCGTGGGCGACATGCTGCTGCTGTCGGCGTGCTGGTCGGGGTCCACGGTCACGATCACCGACCCGGCCGGGTGGACGCTGATCTACCACCCCACCACGAGCCAGCAGACCAACGACAACGAGGCGCTGTACGCGCGGATCGCCGACGGTTCCGCCACCGACTCACCGACGCTGACCCTGTCGGTGGCGGCGACGTTCATCGCCACCTGCACCTCGATCGGCGGGCACAACGGGGTCCTCCCGGTGGCCGGCACGACCGCAGCAGTGCAACTGGGCGGAACCGCCTCGACGACGATCACCTACCCGGCGATCACCCCGGCCACGGCCGCCGACGTGCTGCTGTACTTCACCGGCCTGCGGCCGACGACCGCCTCGACGCAGGTCACGATCGTCCAGCCGTCCGGCGGCGGCGGCACCGGGGGCGCCCTGACCACCCAGGTTGACGGGTGCACCAACGTGTCGGGGTCCGCCGAGTCCGAGCAGGCGGTGATCTCCCAGCAGTTGACCGCCGCGACCTCGGTCACATCCCAGACCGCCACCGTTTCGACGACCGTGTCGAGCGTGGTCATCGCCGTTGTGATCACCCCGGGGGCGGCGACGTCAGTCAACCCGCTCGCGCCGCCGTGGTTCAACCCTGGGATGGCCCGCGTGTTCGGGCCGGCCCGGCCGTTCTACGTCCCGCCGGCCGCCGACTACGCCACCGCCCAGACGTTCGCCGGGACCGCCGGCCTGGCCTGGGACACGTCCCTGTCGGCGCCGGCGGTGGAGGCGGCCCCGGCGGTCCTGCTGCCCGGCACATCGCTGACGGGGCCAGCGGCCGAGCTTGCCCCGGCGACCCTCGCAGCGGCCATGACCATCGGCGACGCCGGACTGCTCGCCGGGCCGGCGTCGCTGCTGGTCGCCGGCGCCCTCGCCGCGACCGGCGGCGGCCCGGCCGGCGCCACCCTGACCGCCGGGTTCACGATCACCACGGCCGGGATCCTGCTCGCCCCCGCATCGCTGGCCGCGAGCTTCACCGTGTCGGACTCGGCGGTACAGGACGCCCCCGCCGTCCTCGCCGCCACCGGGACCCTGGCCGGCCCGGTGTCCGCCCTGCTCGCCCCCGCCACCCTGGCGGCCGGATTCGCGATCAGCGATTCCGGGCTGCTGCTCGCCCCGGCCACCCTGGCCGCGAGCTTCGCCCTCACCGGCAAGGCCACCGAGCAGGCCGGCGTCACCCTGGCCGCCCAGGTGACCCTGGCCGATGCGGCGGTGCAGCTTGCGGTCGCGTCCCTGGCCGCCGCCACGTCCCTGGCCGGCGGTACCGGCGCTGTAGGCGCGGCCACCCTCACGGCAACCTCGGCTGTCAACGCGCCCTTGACGGCCCAGCTTGCCCCGGCGGCCCTCGCGGTCACGGCAAGCCTGACGTCCCCCGGCGCCCGTCAGGCCGCCGTGGCGTCCCTGGCCGTTGCCGCCGTCCTGGCGGCCAGCAGCCGGCAATTCTCGGCCGCGACACTGCTGCTCGCCGCGTCGATCGCCGCCACGGGCGGCGGTCCTATTACAGTGATCTATGGAACCGCGACGATAGGCGCGGGTCCGCTCCCCGGCGGTGTGCCAGGCGCCGGAACCGGTGCCGTCGATGTTCCCGGCGGCTCGGCCGCCGGCGCGGCGCCGGGGAGCGGCCGCACCATCGCTGCGACTGCCGGCGCAGGTTCCTCCGATGTGGTCATCCCCGGAGGACTGTCGTAAATGGCCGTCGATGTCGGCACCGTCTACACCGCCACCCTGGCGATCACGGACGCCACCACGGGCCAGCCCGTATCACCGGTCACCGCCACGCTGACAGTCACCCGCCCGGACCAGACCGTCGCCACGCCGACGGTTCCGCTGCCGCCAGCGCAAACCGGGCTGCTCGCCGTCCCGTACACGCTCGACCAGGAGGGGCTGACCAAGTTCGCGTGGGCCGGCACCCTCCCCGGCGGTGCCGCGTTCCCGCCCAAGATCGACTATGTCAACGCGCGGGCCTACGCCTCGGTGCTGTCGCTGGCCGACGCGCAGGACATCCTCGGCGTCACCGACCCTAAGCAGGTCGAGCGGATCCGCACCCTGGCGAGTGTGGCGACCCGGTACGCCGAGGGGATCGTCGGCGTCCTGGTCCCCCGGGCGTTCACCGCGGCGTGGGTGCCGGGGGAGTTCCGGCCGGTCCTGGCGGTGCCCAAGGGGCCGATCCTCACCACAAGCTCGGTCACGGCCGTCCGGTCGGTGTACGGCAACGGGCCAAGCTGGACCACAACTGACCTGGTGGTCAACACCCGGCCGGGGACGATCCGGCTCAAGTCGCTGATCGATTTCTGGTACGGGCCGTGGACGGTGGACTACACCGCCGGCGTGCAGATCGTCCACGAGGACATCGAGGAAGCGGTCCGCGAGATCCTGCGCGACCTGTACATCCCGTTCCGGGGCCTGTCGGTGGATATCGCCGAGCAGGCGCAAGAGGGGCTGAATATCAGCCCGTTCTACCGCGCCCCCGCGAGGGCGCAGATGCTGCTCGACCAACACGCCCTGCCCGGGTTCGGGTGAGAGAGGACAACCGGCCATGACCAGCACGCAGGTCCGGGTGCAGTCGCAGGCGTCCGCGCCTACCGGCGGTGCCGTCGCCGCCGTCGGCACCGGCGGCACGTTCGCCGCCGCAACGTATTTCTGGAAGCTCACCCGGCGGACCGTATTCGGCGAGTCGCCGGGCTCGACGGAGGTCACCGTCGCGATCGCACTCAACGGGTCCGCCAACCTGACCTGGACCCTGCCGCCGGCCGGGACCGTCGGGATCCGCATCTACCGGGGCACGGTCACCAACACTGAGAACGTCCTGGTCGGCGAGGTCGCCGGCAACGTAACAGCGTTCACCGACACCGGCGGGTCGCTGCAAGCCGGGACCCCGCCGGCCGCGCCGTCGGCGTTCGCCAACGCCACCTTTGACGCTGCGGCCCGGACCGCCAAGTCCACGACGGCCCTGTCCGGGCTGGCCCCCGGGCAACTGCACCAGGCGCTGCGGGCGATCAACCTGTGGCACAACTTCCCCACCGACCCGGCGTTCACCGGGCAGGCGTCCAAGATGCTCGCCGCGGTCGGCCTGGCGATACAGGAGGTCTAGACGATGGCGACACAGATCAAGCCCAAGACCAGCGGGTCGTTCACCACGATCACCGTGACCTCGACGGGGCTCGCGTCCGATTCCTCGACCGGGATGCCGTCGGCGTCGGCGGGGACCGGCCTGGTGCACGCCGCGCTGCGGGCGTGCAACGAATGGCACAACACGCCGTCGAACACGACGAACACGGCACGCGCGGCCAAGATCGCCAGCGCGGCCGGGATCTCGATACAGGAGGTCTGACCGGTGGCCTGGTCGTCGAGCGTCGATCCGGTGATCAACGCCCTGCTGGCGATCTTGCCCGCGTGGCCGGACCTGGCCGGGGTGGCGATCCGCGACGGCCAGCAAACCCCCGACGTGTCCGCGACGGGGGCGGTGTTCATCGGCGACACCCAGCAGCTTGACGACGCCGGCCAGCCCGTCGAGAACGCCGCCGACTACCTCGCCCAGTCCGAGGGCCTGGGCGGGAACCGGTCCCGGGAGCAGTTCTCGATTCACTGCTGCGCGGCGTTCCTCGACACCAACGGCAGCTACGGGAACGCCCGCAAGCAGGCGTATGCGCTGGCGAACGCCGCCGGCGCGGCGATCGAGGCGCATTCCAACGGGCTGCCGGTCAACGGGTCCAACACGATCCAGGGCCAGGCGGGGATGTCCGGCGGGTCGCTCAAGTACGTCAAGACCGACGCCGGCGTCAAGGCCGTCGTCCTGTTCGACGTCGATGTGACGTCCTACACCCCCTAACAGGAAGGGAATCCCGCACCATGGCTACCTACGTTGCGCAATCCCCCGGCCACGCGGGATTGCAGCCGACCTGGGTCACCCCGGCAGTGTCCGGGGACCTGGCGCCGACCGGCGCCGCGATGTACCTGGTCGTGTTCAACGGCTCGGTGTCGTCGATCACGGTGACGCTGCCGTTCGCCCCGACCTACGACGGCCAGGGGGTCTCGTCGAGGACGGTCAACGTGCCCGCCTCGACGCTGGCCGCCCCCGCTCCGGTGTTCATCCCGCTGCCCGACGGCGTGTATGGCGTCGGCACGACGGCGGTCAACTTCTCTGCCGTGACCACGGTCTCGGTGTGCGTGCTGCGGGTGTCGGCGTCATGACCCGCGTGTGGCATCCGGGGATCGAGGCCGAGGGCGGCCCGGCGTTCGCCGACGTGGACCCGTCAGCGGTCGGGGTCATGCGCAACGCCGGGTGGATGCTCGCGTCCGAGCGCGACGAGCACGTTGACCGGGTCGCCGCGCACCCGTCACAGAACCGGCCCGACGGCGACGCCGACGGCGACTCGCCCAAGGCAAAGCGCCCCGCACGGGGCCAGAGCGCCGGCCAGTCCGGCAGTGAGGGGAGTTGATCACCGATGCCGGCGGCACCGCTGACCCCAACTAACCGGTACTTCCCGCCGGGCAAGCGCAAGGTGTACTGGCTGACCACCTGCGCGAACTACAACGCGCCGACCCGCACCGAGTTGAACGCGGGCACTGACCTGTCGGCCGAGGTCGCGGCGATGGCCGGGTTCAGCCTGACCGACAACCCCGTCGATACCCCCGACATGGGGTCGCGGTTCACGTCGCAGGTGCCGGGCCGGCAGACCGCCGCCGGGTCGTCGATCACCTGCTACTGCGACACCGTCGGCAACGACGCCCGGTCGCTGCTGACCAACAACGCGGCCGGGTTCGTGGTCTGCCTGTGGGAGGGCGACGTGACCGGCCAGTTCATGGACGTGTTCCCCGCCAAGGTTGACAGCCAGGCGATGGACACGACCGTCGATGACCCGGGGCAGTGCGTGTTCTCCTTCACGATCACGCGCGTGCCGGCGATCCGGGTCCTGATCCCGTAGCCGTGCCGGTCGCCTCGGCGTTCGGCCTTGAGCCGGTATCGGCGACCTCACTGCGGGAGGTCGCCGGCCGGCTCCGGCGCATGTCTGACCGGAAGGCGGCTGCGGAGTTCCGCCGGGAACTGCGGGCGGCGGCGGCGCCGCTGGTGCCGGCGGTGCGGGCGTCGATCGCCGCGATCCCGGCCAAGACCGGCCGGGTGCGCCGGCCGGGCGGGTCGCTGCGCTCGACGATGCAGAAGGCGACGAAACTGTATGTTCGCACGACCGGGCCGCTGACCGGCGTCGTGGTCATGGTCGATGGGCGGAAGATGCCCGCCGGGATGCGGCGCATTCCGGCGTATGAGGAAGGGACGCTGCCCCGGTGGCGGCACCCGACCTTCGGGCACACCGGCCCTAACCAGTGGGTGCAGCAACCCGCTCACCCCTACTTTTACCGGACGGTCCGGCCCCTCGGCGTCGCGTCGAGGGTCGCTGTGGGCCGGGTGATGACCCGCGTCGGCGAGGACGTCACAGGAGGGAGACCGATCATCAGTGTCTGACGAGATCCTCGGCCGTGAGGCGTTCCTCGCCCACGCCGGCGAACTGCCCACCGAGAAAGTTGTGATCGAGGGATGGGGGACGGCGATCATCCAGGGCCTGTCGGCCGCCGCCCGCGACAGCTACGAGGCGTCGGTGGTGGTGCTGCGCCGTGGGAAGGGCGGCCGGACCGAGGAAGGCCGCGATTTTGACAACGTCCGCGCCAAGCTCGTGGTTCGGTGCCTGATCGGCACCGACGGCCGTCCCCTGTTCGGCGCCCACGAGTACGACCTCGTCGGCCAGTTGCCGGCGATGGTCATCGACAAGCTGTGGGAGGCCGCGACCCGCCTGTCGGGGATGACCGAGGAAGACATCGAGGAACTGGCCGGGGATTTTCCCGAAACCCCGCCCGAGCGTTCCGGTTCGCCCTCGCCCTCGCCCTCGGCTGCACCGTCGCCGAGCTAACCGCCCGGCTGGGCGCCCGCGAGTTCGACCAGTGGCAGGCATATGACCTGTTCCTGGCCAGGCAGCGCAAGAACGGCCCCGGGAAACCGGACCCGGACACGAGAGGACTAGGCGGCTAACCGATGGCCACGATCGCCCGCGTCATGTACGACGTAGTTGCCAGGGATGGCGCTAGCCGTACGTTCCGGCGCATCGGCGATGACGCCACCTTCGCCGAGGGGCGGGTGGCCCGGTTCGGCCGGACGTTCGCCGTCGCCGGCGGCGTGGTAGCTGCGGCTGCTGTCGCCGTCGGCGTCGAGTCGGTGCGGATGGCGACCACTTTCCAGGCGCAGATGACCCGCATCCAGACCCAGGCCGGCGGGTCCGCGCGGGACGTCAAGGTCCTCACCGGGGCTGTCCTGGGTTTGTCGTCGAGGCGGGCGCAGCAGTCGCCGCAGATGCTCGCCCAGGCGCTGTACCACCTCAAGTCGGTCGGCATGGACAACGTCCACGCCATGACCGCGCTGCGGTCCGCGTCGGACCTGGCGGCCGTCGGCGGCGCCAACCTTGAGGACACGACCAACGCCCTGGCGGGGGCGTGGCGGTCAGGGATCAAGGGCGCCCAGTCGTTCGGGAAGACGGCGGCGACGGTGAACGCCATCATCGGCGCCGGCAACATGACCATGACCGATTTCGTCGGGTCGCTGACCTCGGGCATCCTCCCGGCCGCGCGCACATTCGGGGTGTCGCTGCGGTCGGTGGGGGCGGCGATGGCCCTGATGACCGACGAGGGCATCCCCGCCGAGGTCGCCGCGACCCGGCTGCGGATGACCTTGTCGCTGCTCGGCGCCCCGTCGGCCAAGGCGCAGGCGCAACTCAAGGCGATCGGCCTGTCCTCGACGTCGCTGGCGAACGCGATGCGCTCACCCGGGGGCCTGGTCGCCGCCGTGGGCCTGCTCAAGACCCACCTGGACAACTCGGGCCTGTCGGCGACCAAGGCCGCCCAGTTGATCAGCAACGCGTTCGGCGGCGGCCGGTCCAGCGCGGCGATCATGACCCTGCTCAATAACTACAGCGTGCTTGAGCGCAAGCAGAATCAGATCAATAACACGATCGGCCGGTACGGTGCCGCGGTCGCCGCGCAGCGCAAAACCGCCGGCGCCGAGTTTGAGCGGCTGCGGGCGATCATCGACACGGTCGGGATCAGGATCGGCCTGGCCCTGCTGCCGCCGGTCACGTCGTTTGTGTCGTGGATCGTGAACAGGGCGATCCCGGCGGTGGGCCGGTTCGGGTCCCGGGTCGGGCAGGTGTTCGACCAGGTGATCCCGATCGGCACGATCAAGCGGGACTGGCAGGACGTGCTGCAGTTCCTCGGCTTGTCCAAGCCCAGGCCGGTCAAGCTGGTGACCGGCGACCTGCTGCACCTGCCCAAGGCGGCGCCGCTGTTCGCCGGGGATCTGCTGCACCCGCAGCCGTTCCATTTCAACGACGCCAACCTGTTCCACCCGCTGCCCAAGTCGGCCGGTGCCGGGCTGGCGTCGTCGATCGCTTCGGTGCTGCACGGGCCGGCGGTCGGCAACGCCCTGGGGACGGCACTGGGGGACGCGTTCGCGTCGGTCGCGACCCACGCCGCCATGATCACGTCCAAGCTGGTGACCGCGCTCGCCGGCCTGGACTGGACCACGATCGGCAAAACGGTCGGGTCGCAGGCGCTCGGGTTCGGTATCGGCCTGATCGCCGGGTTCGGCAACGACCTGTTCTCGGTGACCTGGTGGAAAAAGCATTGGTGGGACGCGATCCTCACCGTCCTGACGGTGTCGGCGGTCGGGAAGTTCGCCGGCCCCCTTGAGCGGATCTTCGCTAAGATCCCGATCCTGCGGTCGTTTACCCCGTTGCTGCGGGGGATCGAGAAGCTGACCGGGCCGATGAACAAGGCGATCGGGAAGGTCGTCGAGGCGGTCGGTAACGGGCTGATCGACGGGTTCACCAAGACATTCCCCACCGCGGCTAAGTGGCTGACCCGCGAGGGTGGCCTGCTGACCACCCGCCTCGGCGTGATGGGGATCCAGATGTTCGACCGGTCGCTGTCCGCCGGCCGGGGGATTCTGCGCGGCATCGAGTCCGGCACGTCGGGGCTGGTGCAGGTGGTCCTCGGGGTGATCCGGCGGATCGTGTCCCCGTTCCGGGGCGCGGCCGGGTGGCTGGTCAGGCCTGGGATGGATGTGGTCCGGGGGCTGCTCACCGGGATCCGCCGGTTCATGGGCGGCATCGGCACCTGGGTCAAGGGGAACATCGTTGACCCGCTGGTCAACGCGGTCAAGCATTTCTTCGGGATCAAGTCGCCGTCCACGGTGATGGCCGGCATCGGCGGCCACCTGATCGGCGGCCTGCTCAAGGGGATGGTCGCCGGGTCGGCCGGGCTGGTGCATGCGGTGTTCGGGTCGTTCCCGGGGGCGCTGGCACACCTGGTCGACAAGTCGCTGGTGTCGATCGCGTCCCTGCCGGGGCGTGCGCTGCGCGCCCTGGGCGGCCTGGGGGGGAAGCTCGGGCACCTGCTCGGCGGCCTGTTCGGCGGCGGCGGGGGCACCCCGGGCGGGTCGGGGGTGGCCCGGTGGGGCTCGACGGTCCTCAAGGTGCTGGGGATGCTGGGCTTGCCGTCGTCCTACCTGGGGGCGTGGCTGCGCCAGATCGCCACCGAATCCGGTGGCAACCCGAGGGCGATCAACCTGACCGACTCCAACGCCGCCGCCGGGCATCCGAGCATGGGCGTCCTGCAAACGATCATCTCGACGTTCAACGCCTACGCCGGCCCGTTCCGGGGCCTGGGCCCGTTCAACGGGCTCGCCGACATCTACGCCGGGATCAACTACGCGACGCACAGGTACGGCCGGCTCGGGCAGTTGGCCGTCATCGGGCACGGTCACGGGTACTGGCAGGGCGGCCCGATCACCGAGCCGATCTGGGGGATCGGGCGTTCCGGGCGGTCCTACAGCTTCGGGGAGGGCGGGTTGCAGGAATGGGTGTCCCGTGGCCGCCCCGGCGGTCACGGTGTCAATGGTGGCTTGACGTCCGGCGGGCCGCTGGTCCACGTCGCGCAGATGGTGGTCCAGGACGCCACCGACGCCGACCTGGTCGCGCGCAAGCTCGCGTTCCGCGTCTACGCCGCCGGCCTGGGGTCGTGACGTCATGGCCGTGACGGCGATCACCCTCACCGACCCCGCCTCAGGGATCAGCGTGCCGATCATGCCCGCCGTGGGTGTGGCCGCGCAGATCCTCGACGTCGCCGCCCCCGCCAGGGCGGTCGCGGTGGACCGGGTCGGGGCGCACGGGTCGTTCGACACGACAGCCTTTTACGGGCCGGCGGCGGTATCGCTCACCATGCTGCTGTACCCCGACGGGGGCATCACCCCGGAGGCGTTCCTCGACCAGCTAGGGCAACTGCTCAACCCCGCGTTGCGGCCGGTGCTGGTCGTCACCAATGACGCGTGGGCGCTGCCGAGGCAGATCACGGTCAGGTTCGACTCGGTCAGTGTCCCGGTGTCGGACCCGACCAACCAGCCGGTGCAGGTCACCTGGACCGGGCCGCGGTCGGTGTGGGAGGACGCGGTCGAGGTCACCGCGACGATTGGCGCGTTCATCGCCTCGGCCACCGGCCTGACGTGGGATGTGACCTCGGGTATCACCTGGACATCGGCGGGCGTGTCGTGGCCCGCATCGACGTCGCCGTCGCCGCAACTGGTCACCAACACCGGCACCCTGGCGTGCGACTGGGTCGGGTTCCTGTACGGGCCGGCGACCGGGCCAAAGATCGCCAACGACACCGCCGGCGGGGCGCTTGAGTTCGACGATTCCCTGATCCTGGCCCCCGGCGAGTATGTGCTGCTCGACTCGTCAACCCGGACCGCTTACCGCAACGGGGACCTGACCCAGCCGGTCACCGGCAACCTGACGTTCCCGGCGGTGTGGTGGCTGATGCAGCCGGGGGTCAACAACGTCCGCTACTACCCGTCCGCCGCTGGCGGCGGGGCGGCCGCGCAACTGGCGTTCCGCCCGGCCCGGCCGGTGTTCTAAGGAGATCCGCGTGACCGATGACACCCTCGCCCGGCTGGCCGCCCGGGTCGCCGAGCTTGAGCGCGCCGAGCAGGCCCGGCAGGACCTCGGCGCCGGCCGCACCCCGGCCCGGCCGGCGGCCGACATCCACGACCCCCGGCCCGGGACGTGGGCCGGCGACGAGCAGACCGCCGAATGCCGGTACTGCGGCCAGCCGATCAACCGCACCCCCGACGGGCGCTGGTGGTATCTGCGCGACCAGCACTGCCCGGCCCGCGCCGCCGGCGCCCCAGCAAAGGACTAGCCGATGACCGCCCACCAGCCGCTCGCCGTCCAGCCGGCCACCGGCGACCCGTCCCTGGTCACCACCGCCCAGGAGTTCCGCCAGTTCATCTGGACCATGCTCGGCGCGGCCAACTCCTACCCCGGCGCCGAGGGCGTCATGGATGTCGGCATCCCGTCGGCCGGGGCGATGACCGGCGATTTCTCGGTCACCCAGCGCGGCGCGGGTGCTAACGGGTCGGTGGACGTGTCCGCCGGCCACGCCCTCACCAACGGCGACGACATTTCCAGCCAGGGAACCTACGCCCTGTGGAACGACGGGGTGATCAACGTCGCGGTGCCGCTGTCGCCGCCGGCGCAAAGGATTCACCGCCTGGTGCTGCAAGTGCAGGACAAGCTGTCGCTGGGGACCTGGTCGGGGTACACGTTCGCCCCGGTGCTGCTACAGGACGTCGGGTCGGGCACGCCGGCGCAGCCGAACAGCGCCATCACCCTGGCGCTGATCACGGTCAACCCGGCCGACCCGTCGGTGCAGAACGCGGCGATCGCCGACTACCGGCGCGCGGTCGGCCCGGTCGCCGCCTCGACGGCCACGGCCGAGACCAAGTCGAACACGACCCTGGCCGACTCGGCCAGCCTGCAACTGTGGGGGCTGCGCGACAGTGCCTGGTATGGGTTCGCCGGGTTCCTCAACTACGACGGCGCCAACCAGAACAGTTCCGGTGACCCGGGCGGCATTCACGTCACCTGGCGCACCCCCGGCCCGTCGAACGTGAAACTGTTTCACACGGCGATCCGCAACGATTCCAACAACAACGCGTCGGTCGGCGGGGCGGTCAAGGAAACAGACACTTGGAACGGGTGGACCGACGGGGCCGGGGTCAGCATGTCGGCGCTGCTGGTCGGGGCGATCCAGACGACCAGCACCAAGCCGAACAACTTTGCCGTGCTGCAGTTCTGCCAGAACAACTCCTCAGGCACCAACACCCGGATCCTGGCCGGGTCGATGGTGTACGCCTGGCCGATCTCCTGACCTCTGATGGCTGCTGACATCCCGGTCTGCTACGCCGGGTCGCACGCGCAGGCGACCGGCGGGACGACCAACGTCGTCACCGTAGGGTCCGATTTCGCCGGGTCGCCGGCGGCGTTCCCGGTGATCGCCGGGGAGACCGTGATCGTGTGCGGCGGCGCGGGCACCCACCTGCCGACGGGGATCAACGATTCGCAGGCCAACGGCGGGTACGCGCAGGCCGCCGGCACCGCCACCAGCCCGGCGTCGTGGATCTTCGCCTCCCCGGCGGTAGCTCACCCGTTGCACGCCGCCGGAACCGGGTTCACCGCCGACACAGTCACGGTGACCTACTCGGGGACCGGCGACGGCAAGCAGGCCGTCGTCTTGTCCGTTCCCGGGCTCACCGCCACCCCGGCGGACTCGGGGTCGGCGGCGACCGCGTCGGGCAACTCGACCGCCCCGTCGGTCACGTCCGGGGCGCTCGCGCAGGCCCGCGAGTTCGTCGTCGCCGTGTGCGTGTCGGCGCAGGCCGCCGGCGAGGCGGTGTGGCCGGCGCCGTGGCAGGTGATCGCCAAGGGCGTCCAGACCGGCGCCGGGGCGTTCTGCTCGGTCGCGGTGCTGCGGAACTACACCGGCACGGCGGCGATCACCGCGAGCCCCACCCTGCCGGGGATCCCGGGCGCGTGGACCATGAGCATCTGCGGGTTCAAAGGTGCCGCAAGCTCGCTCAAGTCCTACGTCGGCGCGACCGTGTCAACGTCGTCGTTCGCCGACTCGCCGGGGTCGTGGGGGGCGGCCCTGGAATGGGACGCCGACATGGGCCGGGCCCCGTCGGCGCAGCGGACCCGCGTGTTCTACATCTCCACCGAGGGCCAGTGGGGGACAACCGCGGCCGATGACCCTCAAGGGATCGCCACGATGGTCGCCGCGCACCCGTCGATGAAGCCGATCTTGTCGATCAAGCCCAAGCGGATGGCGGTGATCACCCCGTCGGTCGCCACGTCCGAGATCGCCGCCATGTGCGTGTACGCGACGATGCTGCGCAACAACGGGGTCACCGAGTTGCGCTGGTGCCTGTGGAATGAGATGAACAACGGCGGCGGCACGTCGAGCTTCGGCGACGGCACCGCCAAGGGCACCCAGGCGGGGGACCCGTGGGCGGTGGGCGGCCCGGTGCCGCCGCCTGCTGGCGGGTGGACCGGGCAGCAGGCCGGCGCCCATTACCGGGCGTACTGCAACCTGTTCGGGCCGGCGCTGCTGCTGACCGGTTACCTGGTCGCGTACAAGCCGATGATCGCGTCCTACAACGCGGTGCAGTACAACTTTCCCGGCCGGGCGTGGGGCACCGGGGCGCAGGCCAACAACGCCGGCGGCTGCAACGAGATCATCCTCGATCTGTACGCGTGGGACCCGCATCAGGACCTGGCGAACAAATGGATCACGGTCACCGACCAGTTGGCCCGGGGGGTGCTGACCAGCTTCGGCGGCGTCGATTACTCATTCACCCCAGAGGCCGCGCTCGGGTTCGGGGAGATCGGCGTCACCGACGGGCCGAACACCCCCGACGACACCGACCCCGGGTGGACCGCCGCCCTGTTCAACAACGTGTCGGCGCCGAGCTTCGGCGGGCACGCCCTGCCCGTGCCCGGGGTCACCCAGTTCTTCCTCAACCGGATCGCCGGCGGGCACCCGTCGGCGCCGATCGTGTGGTTCAGCGAAAAGCCGGCGCCGGCGGGGAACGCGATCGACTCGACCGGGGCGATCAACTCGCGGCAGGACATCGGCGACGCGTGGCGTGCCCTGTACGACACCCTGTCTGTCGATGCGGCCACCACCGGGGTTGCCCCTACGGTCACCACGGCGAGCCTGCCAGCGTGGCAGGTGGGCGTCCCTGTGTCGTTTCAGATGCAGGCGTCGGGGGGGACCGCGCCGCTGGTGTGGTCCCTGTCCTCCGGTGCGCTGCCGGCCGGCCTGATCTTGCACGCGTCCGGGCTGATCGACGGCACACCCACGGTCGCCGGCACGACGACCCCGCATTTCCTCGTCACCGACGCGGCGAGCCTGACCGGGGCGGCGACGCTGACCGCCACCGTCGCCGGGTCGCAGTTGACCGTGCCGGCGCAGCCGCTGCCCGGCGGTGTCGTCGGATCCCCATATGCGGCCCAGTTGGGCGCCACCGGCGGCACCCCGCCGGACACCTGGGCGGTCCTGTCCGGGGCGCTCCCGGCCGGCCTTTCCCTGTCTTCGGCGGGGCTGATCTCCGGGGTGCCGACGACCCCGGGGACCGCGTCGTTCACACCGCAGGTGACCGACCACCTGGGCGCGACCGCGTCGGCGCCGTTGCAGATCGTCGTGACCGCTGCGGCGTTCGCGATCACCACGGCCGCGCTGCCGCCGGGCATCCTCGGCGGCTCTTACGCCGCCGACCTCGGCACCGCCGGCGGGACGCTGCCGGTGACGAACTGGCAGATCATCTCCGGGCAACTGCCGCCGGGGCTGGCCCTGGCGATCCCGCCGGCCGGTGACCCGAACATCGGCGACGAGGCCGGGACCGGGATCACCGACGAGGCAGGCACCCAGATCACCGACGAAAGCGGGCCCTGACATGACCACCAAATACTCTGCCTATGCCGCCAAGGCCACGCCCACCACAGCGGATAAGGTGCTGATCCTCGACGTCGCCGACGGGTCGTTCCCGGCCGGGATGGAAAAGCTAGCCACCCTCGCCTCTATCGTCGCGCTCGCGCCGCAACTGGACTCCACCGCCGCCGACATCCAGCAAGGCGGGGTCCAGGCAGCCGGAAGCTCGGCCCTGGCGGCCCGCGCCGACCACGTCCACCCGCACCCGGCGGCGCAGCCGTCCGACGTGGGGGTGCTGGCGTGGACCGGCGACCCGGCGGTACTGAATGGCACGACGGCCGTGATGACCGCCGGGAAGCTGTACCTGTCGGCGTTCTGGATCCGCAAGACCGTGACGATCGCCAACATGGCCTACTCGATCACCAACACGCCGGCGACACTGACCGCCGGGCAGAACTTCGCCGCGATCTTCAATAGCTCGGGAACGCAGATGGGCGTGAGCGCCGACCAGTCGTCGATCTGGACCGGCGGCGCCGGCACCTACGACACGGCCCTGGTCTCGTCGTTCAGCGCCACACCGGGGATGTACTGGGCGGCGTTCCTGGCGAACGGGACCACGACCCCGAACATCCGGGGCACCAACGGCGGTATCAGCCTGATCCAGTTGGGGCAGGCCGCTGCGGTGTCCCGCGCCGGCCTGTCGGGCACCGGCCTGACCGCGATGCCGGCGTCGTTCACCCCGTCGGCGATCGCGCAAACCTCGGCGATCTTGCACTGTGTGGTGCTGCACTGATGCAGATCACCGGCGTCCCGACGGCGGCCGGGGTCTACACGTTCACTGTGCAGGCCACCGACTCGGCGTCGCACACGGCGACCGCGACGCTGACCATCACGGTCACGACCGTGCCGGCGCCGCCGCCGCCGGCCCGGTGGCAGTTCATCCTCGCGGCCCCGCAACCGGACGGGTCGGACCTGACCGAGCTTGTGTCGTTCGCGACGCCGCCGCAGTTGACGATGCGCGTGTCCCCAGACCAGACCTCCGATTTCACCTGCGACCTGATCGGGACAGCCCCCGACGCCGCGCAGGTCGCCGAACTGACCACCGATGTGCAGGTGATCTACGGGGGGAAGCTTCTGTATATCGGCCGGGTCGGCGCCTGCCAGGACACTGTTGACTCGGGCGGCCACGTCCTGTCGGCGGCGGCCACCGACTACCGGGGGGTGCTGGGCCGGCGGGCCATCGCCTCGGACGTGCCCGGCGGGACGCTGTCCCCGTCGGGGGTTGACCAGGCGCTGATCGTGTGGAACCTGATCGCCTACACCCAGGGCCGGGCCGGGGGGCAACTGGGCATCGCCAAAGGCGTCGGCCAGTCCACCGGCAAGACCCGGACCATGACCTTTACCCTGGGCGATTACATCGCCGACGACATCACCACCGTCGCCCAGTTGGACGGCGGATTCGACTGGCAGGTCACCCCGTATGGGCGGGCCGACCTGCGCCTCGACATCTTCACCCCGGTCCAGGGCACCGACAACGGGGTCGTGTTCACCCCCGGCGATGGGCGGGTCGTGTCGATCGTGCGGACCACCGACCCCTCGACGTTCGGCAACGCGATCTTTGAAACGGGGCAGGCGCCGCCGTCGGGGTCCAAGCCGTCGGTCGCGAGCGTCGAGCAGATCAACCCGGGCGAGCAGCGGTTCGACAAGGTCATCGGGTCGAACATCACCCTGACCGCGGCGCTCGCCGACGACGCGACCGCCCAATTGGCCCGCGCGCAGGTCCTCGTGCCCGCGTATGTGATCACCCTCAAGCCGGGTTCGTGGGGCGGCCCGTCGGATGTGTGGATGGGCGACCTCGTCACGGTCGTGATCAACTCCGGGCGCCTGACGGTGAACGACCAGCTACGGGTGATGGAACTGGCGTTCACCATCGACGCCAACGGGCAGGAAACCCTCGCCCTGACTGTGGGGATCAAGCTGCTCGACTACAACAAGCAGTTGCCCAAGATCCTGCGCCGGCTCCGCTACCTTGAGACCCGGTGACCCTCCCCATCACCGGGCACAGCTACCCAAAATGGGGCAAGTCTCTACCGAACATTTAGAGAGTCAGGATAGTAACCGTCCGGCTACGGGCAATAATGCTCCGGGACGATAGGGAGTTCTCAACGATGGCAATCGCGCCGATCCCGCTCGGCGACGCCGAGGCCCTGCTGATCGCCCAGGCCGGCTGGGTGCAGGTGACCCCCGGGACGTTGCAGTTCATCCAGACCGGCACCATGCTCGACGAGACCGGCACGCCGGTTCCTTTGCCCGAACCGTGGGTGCAGTTCGCCGACACCGGCGACCCGACGGCGATCCCGCCGGTGCCGCCGCAACCGCAGGGGTATGCGTGGCGGGCGGTCCTCGGGGTCAAGCTCGCCGCCCCCGCCCAGCCGGATTAAGCTCGCCCCGTGGTGCATGTCATCGGCCGGGACCGGCAGGATGTCGCCGTCGAGGAATGGCTCGACGGCGAGCCTGACCAGGTGGGCCGGGCTCGTAAGCGGGTCACCGTGACCGTGGATATGACCGGCGTTCCGGCGGCCGGGCCGGTGCATATCGACCTGTCCCACCTGCCGCCATCCGCCGCCGGGACCGAGATCGTCCTCGCCTATTCGCAGCGGGGATCCGTGCTCCCGTGCGTGGCAGCCGA